GGCTTTTGTATAGGTCAAACGATACCAGCCATCAGGAAAAGCGGTAATCGTCGAGCTGCCGCCGCCAGGGCCGCCCGTGGTGGCAGCGTTTAAATCAAACCAGTAATAACTAGACCCGCCATCCATCGTAATCCAAACGACGCCATAGCCAGCCGCTTTTGCGTAGATCGAAAACGTCAAGGTAGTGCTTAACGAAATAGACTGATCTTGCCGAATTCTGTGGTCTGTGTTTGTATTATTCGGAACAAAAGTGTCAGCCGTCGTCGTCCCATCCGGCGCGGCAATTGCGTTTGCCGTTACAGCTCCCGCAGTCGCAATCCAGAAAGTATCAAACTCCTGACTTCTCAGCAGCAAATTCGTCCTCGCCCCCTCCACGAGCACGCCTTTATCGGTCCGCCTCAACACCCCGCTGCCAAACTCCACAAGCCGCCCGTCGCTCGTCTCCGCATAGCCCGTGCTCGCCCGCGTAACCGTCAGCCCCGCATTTGTCGTCACCACGCCAGCGCGAAGGTAGGAGTTGTCAACAAAGTCCCAAACGTCGGACGCGCCAAAGCGCTCCAGGGTGCGCAGCGTTTGCGACCCTGGCGTAAGCCAGCCACGCTTGAGCCAAAGTAAACTCACGGCTGCACCACCAAAGTGATCGTTCGCGCGCCACCCTGGTTGACGGGCGTGCCGGATGTGCCTGAGCGGACCTTCATGTACCGCACGCCAATCCAGTCGCCAATGTTGAGCATTGAGTAATAAGACGCCGCAACAGTAAGAGAACGCTCGGTCGCGCCGTCATACATATTGTCGTAAGTCGCGCCATCGGGTGAAGCCTGGAAGGTCAGCGAAGCCGCTGTCCAGCTGGCCGGCATATCGATCGCCACGAGTTTGCGCCCGCCGAGATCCACGGCGCCCGATAGACTGCCGCCGTTTTCAATTGTGCAGGTCAGCGTTTCGACCGCTTGGGAAACAACGGGCGCACCCATCTCACTTGTCCTTCTTCTTCGAGCCGCCGCCGGCCTTGGCCATTGTCGGGCGAGCGCCGCCGCGTCCGCCTTTGGAGCCCTTCGCGCCCTTCGCGCCGTACGCTTTCATCTCAGGCATCACACGCCTCCATAGCCGCTAAACATGCCAATGAGGTCAGAGGCGGCGTTGGCCTCATTGGTTTTGACCGTGCCAAGCTTGGCCGCTGCGTCAGCCTGAGCTTGGATCTGCTGCATCTGCTGCGCCTGGGCTTGGGCCTGGGCGCGCTGTTGGCGGATCATGACCACGTCCTCGCTGGCCACGATGAGGTCAGGATCGACGCCCAGCATGTCGGCGTAGTGATCGGCCCAACGATCGACATTGAGCTTGTCCAGCACCTCGGGGCGCATCTGTGCGATAGCGCCGACATTGCCGACGAAGCGGTCAATGCCATTGACACCGATCGCGCGCTGGGCTTGCGCAAGCATGGAAACAAATTCAACGTCAAGCTCCGCGCCTTGCAGGGCTTCTGGGATTGGCGGAACCAGATTGGCCGCGACCATGCGGAAGAAAGTCTCGTCGATCAGGGGCTTGAGCAGCTCATTATGCAGGCGCTCAAGCACGGGGCCAAGCATGAGGAGTTTCTCTTCGTGCCTCTCGGCAACCTCAGTGGCGGTCATGCGGGCCGTGTTGCTGCTGGCCAGCATGAGGAACAGGTCAGCATAGAACGCCGACCGAATGCGCCCGCGCACGTCCTCGATGTCGAACAGAAGATGCTGCAAATCAATGCGCACATCGAACAGCGTGGCCACGGCATTCTGCGCGCCAGGCGCATCAACGTAGGTGACGCCGCCGGGCAGGTAATCGAGATCCCGGCCCTTCATGCTAGCCGGGACTTGGAGCGGCGGCTTGGTCTGGTAGTCAATGGCGTTGGCCTTGCGCAGCTGCTCATGCTGGAGCTGCTTGATGTCGCCGAGGGCTTCCATGCCGGGGCTGTTGCCATACACATCGCCGGGCATCTTGTGCCAGCGTGGGGCTAAGCCGGGGAAGCGGTCATAGCCGCCCTCGCGAAGCAGGCCCTCGCCTTCGCTGCCTGGCTCAAAATAGACGCTTCGCCAGGGTTTGTTTTTGCCGTCGCGTCGCGTGATATCGCGATCAGTGCGCGGCTCAACGCCGTGGATGACAGGAACCCAAGCGTCGAGATTGCCGGAGCGGTACAGGTTCTGCGTCGTGCGCGAGCAGGCTTCCAAACCGAACTCGGCTACCAGCTCAGAGACGGTCTTCTCGAACTCGCGATAGATCGTATTGACGTTGCCACGGTAGTCAGTGGCTAACGCAAACTCACCGACCGGGCTTTGGTAGTGATGGATCAACGCGTCGTAGTCATCCATCACGAGCGCGGCTGACGTGCCGAAAGCGCCAAGCTCTTCGTAGACGGCATGCAGCATGAGGTAGGTGTTGCTGCGCGCGAACACGTTCAGCATGCGCTTTTGCGTCTCGGCTAACCAGCTTTTGACGGGCGCGTAGTCCATGAGGTCTTCGTCGGGCAAGGCCAAGCGGAACCACGGTCTGGCCGGGCTTGTCATGCCGCTCATCATGCCAGCGGCCAGCACGCGCAACGAGCGGCTTGCCGTGTTGTCGAAGATGGCGTTGTGCCTCTTGGTGCCCTTGTTGCGGTCTGACTTGTAGAACCGGGTCGAACGCGGGAGCAGGTAATCGCTTAGCTCGCGCCAGTGCGCGATCCAGCTAGACCTCTCGGTCTGAAGCGCCACCCAGCGGCGCTGCGCGTCGGTGCGGGAGATCGCCATCAGCTTCCGAGCAGGCTTGTGCGGCCCAGCATGCCGCCGCTGACAGGAGCGCCCATCGTGCCGGTCAAGAACGTACCGCCAGGACCGCCTTGACCCATGGCGCGGTTTCGTGCTGCGAGCGCTGCGATGTTCGGGCGCTTTTGATTGGCGCGATTGAACTCGCGTTCGGCCTGGCGCTGCTGTTGCTCGGCCTGGCTGGCGGCTTGATTGGCCGCGCGCTTCTGAGCCCTAGCCGCCTGCTGGCCTTGAACGACAGTCGCGCCTGCGGCGGCAGTGCTGGCGACGGCTGCAATGACGGGAAGAGCCTGAGCCATCACAACACCTGCGAATAGACGATATCTTGCGTGCGATATCCCATGCGCGGGAGCATCCGGTCCAGCGTGGTCCTGGGCTTGGCATGCCAAAGCATTATATCCGCACCCCGCTCGCGTGCTATTTCTTCAGTCGCTGCAATAAGCCTTACGCCGGCCATGCCTCGACGGTGCGCCTTGGCCAGGAAAAGCAGCTCATTCTGGCACACCAATAAGCCGCCATAGTGTGAGTGCGTGAACAGGTTATTAATGCTGTAGCCAACCAGATCATCACCCTTGAACAGGCCCAGCGACAGCATGGCACCAGCGGCTTCCAGTGTTTGGTATCGCGCGACGTCAGGCTTGAGGACCATCAGGTCAGGATTGGTGGTCAGCTCTTCGCGGTGCGCCTCGAGCAACGGCCATGCGCGCTCGATCCACTCGGTCGCGACGATCTCGCGCACCACGGCGCTCATAGCCGTTCCAGGGGGTTATACTCGCCCCGCTCGGTGCGGCGTTCGTTGGCTGCAAAGAAACGCTCGCGCTCGCTGCGCGGAGCCACTGGCGCGGCGAAGGTCAGAGCCAGGGCGTCGCCGAGATCGGGGCTGGGAAGACCGCGCGCCTTGAGGTCGTCTTTGCTCTCCAGCACGCGCTTGCCCTGCGGGCTGAAACTGTAGGTCGGCGCGGCCAAATCCTGCTTGAGAGCCACATCATCGGGGATCGCGCCACCGAGGCGCAACCAATCGGCCATGGCGCTCCACATCTCGGCGCGCTTGTCGCGATAGGCCTCATCGATCGGCTTGCCGCCGAACCACACCTCGACGACATTGTGTCCCAGTTGCCGCAGGCGATCGATCACGCCGGAGCCATTGCCGGCATCGACGAATACCGCATCGGGCCGCCACTCTGCGATCTTGGCCGCGACGCGGTTGGCCAAAGTCATATTGTCCACACCGCGCATCACGATCGGCGGCAGGGCCACCATGCCTTGACGGGGGAAGATCACGGATCGATCATCGCCAAAGCGCGCGGGATCGACGCCAAGGATGCGCGGCGCGAAAGCGTATTCAGGCTCACGGTAGTGGCGCTGCGTGGCGGCCTGGACGTCGGACAGCGAGATGAGCTGATCCTCGCCGGCGGCAGAGAAGTCGCACAAATACTCGCGAGAGAAGGACGTCTCGCTCATGTCCCGGCGCAGGCGCGCGATCTCGTCCTGGGCCAGGGCGTCGGTGTCGTAGACAGTGTAGAGAGCGGCATGCCAATCGGGCAGTGAGCCAGCGCGGAAATAGAGTTCGGAAAACAGGTTAACGCCGCTCGG